TGTATGCAATGCGAGACTTGGAACAATTAATTGGAAAAGAAATTATTTGGGTTGCTGGTAAAACATTTGACGCATTAAACAAAAAGCAAAAAGCAATACCAAACCAGCAATGGAGGTTTTGCACCACCGAAATGAAAATGCGACCAATTTTTGATTGGTGGTATAAAAACATTGGCGAAAAGGTAAAAATGGGAGTTGGATTTAGATACGACGAAAAGGAACGAGCAGAAAGGTTTAGCACAAGTTTTAAGGGGATTGTCGGTCAAAAAAACAATCGAAACCAATGGCAAGAAATAGATTGGCGAGAAGGATATTTTCCATTAATTGAAAATAAAATAACTCATTACCCTATTTACCAATGGGCGCAAAAAAGTGGTATTATATTTCCAGCAGATAGCAATTGCGTTGGATGCTTTTGGAAGCCAGTACAACAACTAAGAAAAAATTGGGACACGGAGCCAGTTAAAATGCAATGGTTTGCTGACCAAGAAAAGAAAGGAACTTGGAAAAAAGAAATGACCTACGAGCAAATAAAAACCATTGGATTGCAGCAAGATTTTTTCTTTGGAACTGGTAGCGGATGCCAAGCTGGATTTTGTACAGATTAAACAAAAATCTAGGTTTTAACTTGGAATTAAATCGCAACCTTATATTTGCGTAAAGATTAAGAAAATGAGCGTCTACGAAGGTTTATTAATTAAGAAAGCAAGGAAGCAGGCTGGGTATAACCAACTGGATTTGTGCAAAAAAATTGGATTGAGTCACGCTCCAATTAACCACGTTGAGAATGGCTTGGAGTCGATAAGCCTTTTAAACTTGCGAAAGATTTGTGAAGAGATTGGTTTGGAGGTAGTAATAAAGCGAAAAGATGGCTAAAGGTTACCCGATTTCAAAGCCTGACTATTCGCTAGAAATTAGATACCGACTAAGGGACGGCCAATGGTCCCCTTGGTCAAACAAAGGCAAAGGAAAGTTTGAAAGCATAGAACTGGTCCAGCGACAGATAAGAACTTTGGCAGCTGCTTACCAAGGACGAGAAAAGGAAGTTAGATTTGAATGGAACGGCAAGCTTTGCAGCTTTACAGGCGAGCCGACTGGTCAAACAATAATATTAATGTAGTTATTTTGGGTTTGTTGATGTTTAAAAGGCTTGAGTTTTGCTCAAGCTTTTTTTTAAAATTTACTAAATATGAAAATTAACGAGAAAGGTTTTTGGGAGACAACAGACCAAACAGGACACGTACACGACAAATATTTATGTGAGGCTTTGGGAAGTTATTTGTTTGTTACAGGGCATAAAACAGTTGTCGACTTTGGATGCGGACTTGGTGACTATGCAAAGGCATTTAAGGAGTTTAAATTAGAAGTAGAGGCTTTCGATGGAAATCCTAATACCGAAGTATTAACAGGTGGAATTGGAACTGTCCTAGACCTATCAAAACCGTTTTATTTAAAAAAGAAATTTGACGCAGTAATGTCGTTGGAGGTTGGCGAGCATATTCCAGCGGAATTTGAGCAGCAATTTATTGACAATATTACTAAGCACGTTAAACAAACCTTAATTATTTCATGGGCGGTAGAAGGCCAAGGAGGGGACGGCCACGTTAACTGCAAGAACAACAATTACATTATCCAGCAGGTAGAGGAGCGAGGATTTAAATACAATAAAAAAGCAAGCGAAGAACTTAGAAAGGCAGTAACCAATGCGTCTTGGTTTGCTAATACATTAATGGTTTTTAAAAAAATATGAAAACGCAAAAAGTAAAAATTTCTGAAGTCAAAATGAATCCTAACAATCCACGATTGATTAAGGATGACAAGTTCGCAAAGCTGGTAAGGTCAATTAAAGAGTTTCCAAAAATGCTGGAAATTAGACCTATTGTTGTAAATGCTGACATGATTGTGCTAGGTGGTAACATGAGGCTAAAGGCTTGCAAAGAAGCAGGTTTAAAAGAGGTTACAATCATTTTTGCAGACGACTTAACAGAAGACGAGCAGAAGCAATTTATAATTAAAGACAACGTGGGATTTGGTGAATGGGACTGGGAGCAGTTGGCTAACGAATGGGATGCGGATAATTTACAAGACTGGGGATTGGATATTCCTGACTTTGAAGTTAAAGAAGAGTTGAGTGCTGAGGAGGATGATTACGAAGTGCCTGACCAAGTTGAGACAGATATTGTACTTGGCGATTTATTTGAGATAGGAGAGCACCGTTTGCTTTGTGGAGATAGTACCTGCTCTGATACAGTTGCAAAGTTGATGAATGGTGAGAAGGCGGACATGGTATTTACCGACCCACCTTATGGAATGAAGTTAGATGCTGATTATAGTGGCATGAAAAGCGAAATATTTAAAGGTGGAATAGGAGGTAAAAAATATGATAATATCAAAGGAGACCATGATGACTTTACAGATGAATTGATTAATACAATATTTGCTTGTTTTAATGATTGCAAAGAGATTTTTATTTGGGGTGCAGATTATTTTGCAGAGTTGATTCCTAATAAGAATGAAGGAAGTTGGGTTGTATGGGATAAGAGAGCAAATGGAAATGATAATATATCTGAGGACAAAAGTTCAGATAAGATGTATGGAAGTACGTTTGAATTATGTTGGTCAAAGAATAAGCATAAAAGAGATATTGCAAGGGTAAAATGGGCAGGAATCTTTGGTATGCCATCACAAGATACTAAAGGCAGAGTACACCCAACACAAAAACCTATTGAGTTAGCTAATTGGTTTTTTAATAAATGGGGTAAGGATAATGATTTAGTCGCTGATTTATATTTAGGTGGTGGCACTACAATGGTGGCAGCGCATCAACTCAAGCGCAAATGCTACGGAATGGAACTGGACCCAAAGTATTGCCAAGTCATTGTCGATAGGATGCGTAAATTAGACCCAGCTTTAGTCATCAAAAAAAACGGAATAACTTTGTAATATGGCACGACCAAAATCACCAATTGACTGGATTGAAATGGGACGACTCGTCCAAGCTGGATGCACAGGAGTCCAATGCGCTGCCTATTTAGGCATTGACGAGGAGACATTTTACAACCGCTGCAAGGATGACCTCGCAATGGGTTTTACCGAGTTTTTACGGCAAAATAGGAGCAAAGGAGACGCGTTGCTTCTTGCTAAGCAATACGAGGCAGCTTTAAAGGATAAAGACCGCGGTATGCTTATTTGGCTAGGCAAACAAAGGCTAGGCCAGCGAGATAAGTTTGACCACGACCATACAACCAAAGGCGACAAGATAACGCCACCAATCGAGTGGATTCAATCCGAATAATAGACAAATACAAACCTTTATTTTTAGAGGTACCTAAAACGCGTTATTATCTTATAACTGGCGGACGTGGCTCAGGCAAGTCGTGGACGCTTTCCATGTTCCTGTTAAACTTGACTTACCAAGAGGGCCACGTAATTCTATTTACGCGCTGGACGCTGACCTCTGCTTTTATTTCAATCATTCCTGAGTTCATCGACAAGATTGAGTTGATGAATAAATCGGATGACTTTGAAATAACGCAGTCCGAAATCATTAACAAGGCGACAGGCTCAAAGATTCTATTTCGAGGCATTAAGACTAGCCAAGGAACTGCAACTGCTAATCTCAAGTCGATTGCTGGCGTTACAACATTTATTCTTGACGAATCCGAGGAGTTAATGGATGAGGATGTATTTGACCGAATAGACTTGTCTATTCGTGCCGTAAACAAGCCAAACAGAGTTATTTTGGTAATGAATCCTAGTTACAAATCTCATTGGATTTATAACAGATTTGTAAAGCATTCTCGCAACGATACCAGTTACATTCATACCACGTACCTAGACAACGAGCAGAATTTAAGCCAGTCATTTATTGACCAAGCTAAACGAGTTGAGCAAGAAAACCTCCACCGTTACGAGCATTTATTTTTAGGCAAATGGCTAGAAGATGCAGAGGGATTGCTTTGGAATAGGCCAATAATTGAACGCGCAAGAATTAACTTAAAACCTGAGTTGGCTCGAATTGTTGTTGCAATTGACCCAGCAACCACCGCATTAATGGGAAGCGACGAAACTGGAATAATTGTTTGCGGTAAGGATGCCAACGGCAAGGGATATGTCCTCGAGGACCTTAGTGGGAAATATTCGCCGACGGAATGGGCCAGCGTATCTTTGCAGGCTTTTAAAAATTGGAATGCGGATTGCATAGTTGCAGAAAAAAACCAAGGAGGAGACATGGTGGAAAATGTTTTAAGGTCGCAAAATACGACCGCAAGAATTAAACTGGTCACCGCAACAAAGGGAAAATACGTCAGGGCCGAGCCAATTTATTCGCTTTATGAGCAGCACAAAATTTTCCACGTTGGAAGCTTTCCATTGCTGGAAAATCAAATGGTAACCTTTGAGCCTGACAAAGGCAAATCGCCTGACCGAGTTGATGCAATGGTTTGGGGATTTACAGAATTAATGCTTTCAAGCCAAGATTTTTGGCACGTTTAGGATATGGCATCATTTTTTTATTTTATTACCCTATTTTTACAAAAAAAGCAAACGGAATGAATTACATAGATAGAATTAAAGCCGCACTGGGTTTTAACCAAAAAGATTCTACTTACCTAAATGCAGTTTTTCCTTATTTGGGCAACAACGTCATTTGGACCGCACCAACCACGCAAAACTTTATTGAGAAAGGTCTATATCTTAACTCAGACCTATATGCCATTATAAACCTAATCATTAACAAAGTAAGCACCGCGCCGATTGTTGTTTATGAGGTAAAGGACCAAAAGGCTTTAAGTTACTACAAATCAATGAGCCGAAACTTTGAGAACGCTGGTGCCAAGTTTCAAGCCGAGAGACTCAAGACAAAAGCTTTGGAGGAGGTTCACATTCCTGAACTTGAGAAACTATTTAAAAAGCCAAACGAGTTTCAGACTTGGGACAACCTTTTAAAAGAAATTGCCGCATTCCGTCTTATTACTGGCAACGCTTACATTTACGGCGCTAGACGTGGCGAGCAAGCAAACGCTCCAATCATTGCCTTGTATTCTTTGCCAGCGCAGTTTATGGAAATTATTTCGGGAGGTCTAAACCAGCCGATTAAGGAATACAGATTGACATATAATGGCTACGACAGAATCGACGCTGCAAACGTGGGCCACCTAAAAAATATTAATCTTAGCTACCAAGCTGGTACCGCTAATCACCTTTACGGCGCCTCACCTTTGCGTTCCGCAGTTCGTGACCTTACCACGTCAAACGACGGTAAGCAGGCTCTTTTGTCTATGCTTCAAAACATGGGTGCAAGAGGTATCTTAACTGGAGACGGAACCGTAAACATTACCCGAGAGCAAGCGCAAGGACTAAAGGAGGATTACGCTCACAACTACCAAGGCGCAACTAAAGCTGGAGACGTTATCATTACTCCAGCCAAGTTAAGCTGGGTGCAAATGGGAATGAATGCGGTGGATATGTCAATACTGGACACGCAAAAAGTAATTTTGCGTTCTTTATGCCGCGTTTACGGCGTTGACGCAAAGCTTCTTGGCGATACTGAAGCAAGTACCTTCAACAATACTGAAACGGCTTACAAGGCGCTAATTAACAACGTTGTTCGTCCTTTGCATATTGAAATCAGAGACGTGCTTAACAACTGGCTTTTGGCTTCTTATGGCAACAAAAATCTATTTCTAGATTTTGATTACATGGCTTATCCTGAAATGCAGGACGACATGGACAAACTTGTTAATCAATTGTCTCAGGCTTGGTGGTTAACTCCAAACGAAAAGCGTGCGGCTATGAATTACGGAGAATACGAAAATATTTTGATGGAGCAGCCATTTATTCCGCAAGGTTTAATGACTCTGGCGGAGTTCTCAGCGCAACCAGTTGATGACCTAGAAAATTTGGGAGACTATGCCCAAACCAACTAAAAAGGACCTAGCGCTTGCAAAGCAATTGGACGCATTGCAGAGACGTTACGAGCAGCGATA